GTTATTTTGGTTCGTTCAACAGGTACCAAGTACCTTGTTCCCCAATTACAAATCTCTTCGTTTGTCATTGGATCCATTCTGTGGTCGGTCCCTCTCGTCCACAGAGCGTCCCATTTCCTTCGAGAAAGCTCACGATCATAAGCCTTCTCTTTGGGATGCAACTCAACTTCCTCTCCCGACCAGATTTCGAAAAACCGGGTTAGTCTCGGAAGTTGTGCCCTTTCCTCTCTCCTCTCATCCGACCATTCCCACTCAACAAGATCCTTCAGATGACCTGAAACAATCTTCTCCATTCGGAGATAGGTTGGTTTGGGGGCACTCAGGGTTGGAACTTGTTCAAGATCCTTCGTTGAACGAAGGAAACTCGCAAGCTTTCCCTGGCCTCGTGTCACCGAAAACCCTTGGGGTAACGGCAAACCTAGTCCACCTAGTTGCTGCGGGATAAACCAATTCTGACCTGGAAAGGTCACGGATTTGATTTTATCAAGATTGAGAGAGATCCAAAGAGAGAAGAGGCGTTCCCTTTGATCGCCTGAGAATCCTTCAAGAAGGAAAGATGCGCTGGACACGAGGTCCGAGGAGAGTATTTCATCTCTATCGGCCCTTCTAGTGTCGCCTAGCACCTTTGACTGTCCCCGAAGGAGTCCTAAGTTCACATAAGGAACCCGCTCCCAGTACGCGTGACATCCAAACAAATCTCGACCTTGAAGATAAATCTGAGAGTTTAACATGGCAAAATCTTTAGAGACGTAATTCTTCCCAAGGGAAGGCTCAAGTCCACAGATAGAAACCATGGTCCACCACTCGTCATAATCTTCTTGATCGATAGTTGTAAGGAGGTCGTCTCCATTAACCAGCATCGGAATCTGATCCAACCGGAACTTCTCCCGAAGTTCATCTCTGGCCCCCGTCTGAGTATCAGTCGTACCAATTGTCCTTTCCCAAAAGAAGCGGTTCACCGCTGCATTTATGAGACAAAGAATTGGAAACGAGCTTGGACTCCCCATCAATTGACCTGATTGCTGATCAAAGCTATCAATGCCAAGTTCTGCGGGAATACCCAGAGAGGGTGCCGGCTCAAAGAAACAATCGTC